GACCTTGTAGTACTCGGCCACATAGACCACATCTGGTGTGCACCAGTCGAATTCGTACTGGTGGATGATCTTTGGCCAGTCGGTCGGGTCATCGCCCCATGTGTCTTTGTATGCCTGGCGCGTCATCGATGTGACGACAAAGCAGAACTTGGCATCGGACTTGTCTTGGCGTTTGGCACCAAGGTCAAAGAACACCGAGCTGTCTGCGTCGAAGATCGGCTCGATGCGGATGCGCTGGCGATCGTCCTCTGGGTCTTCCTCGTTTTCGTAGACGGTGCGCAAGCGCCATGCACCGATTCCACCACCGACCGCTTCCTCGAAAGCGTTGTCGTAGGCTTCATCGGCCACGGATGCCTGCTCGTCTGCTCGGTATAGGCCATCGCAGACCTCGGCCAGCTTGTCATTCTCAGCGCCATCTTTGGAGACGAAGTCCACCGTGATGCGGTTGTTTCGATATTCGTTGACCACTCGGATCACGGCCAGCATGATCTTGTTGACCTCGAACTTGGGTTTGTTCTCGTACTGGTCCCAGAGTGGGCCTTCCCACTGGCTGCCTGCTAGGGAGTAGAAGCGTCTGTCTTGCAGGCATTGCAAGCGCTCGTCGCGCAGTGCGCTTTGCACATCATCGAATTGCGCGAGGGCTTCGTCGTGCAGGTTCGCAAGGCGTTGATCGTTTGAGAGTCGGGCCATGTTATATCCTCATTTTGTGTGATTTTCTCACCATTTCTTTACATTTGGCAATGGAGTGAATGTTGCAGGCTTTGTGATGGCCGATCGTCTCACACCTTCGCAGGCGTAACGCAGGGCATCGATCACGTGGTTTTTCTTGTCTTCGAGTACCGGCAAGATTTTGCCGGTCAGTGGGTCTTGCTTGTAACTGTACAGCGTCAGCTCGTCAATGGTGTGGATGCATCGAGGGTGCACCACGATGTCGTAATTCTTCAGGAACTCGATGCCTTCCTCGACCGACTTCGGACCTTTGACCGCTGTCATGATCTTTGGAAAGCCATTCTTTTTCATGTGGCTGATCGTCTCTGGCCTTGCTGAGTCGGCCACGATTGGCCACTTCTCGGCCTCTGGCACCTGCATGAACAGTTCTGGAGTGTTCACGATCTCGCAGCCGACCATGTAGGCCTCGTAGTCGATGTAGAGCGTGCGGCCAATGATGTGGCAGCGCACCAGCGTGGTCGGGTCGACCGCAAAGCCCCAGTCAGCACCAAGCCGGTGAATTGCGTCTGGTGGTGCCTCGAAGTCCTCGACGCGCCAGTTTTTGAACACCCTAGTGTTGCTGTTTGTGAGGTAGCTTCCCATCCAGACATGCTGGTATTTGTCTGGGTCGCGCCTCTTGTCGTACTCCATCTCGTCGCGCAGGACTTGTGGAAACCAAGGGTTGTCGGTGAAGTTGACCTTCAGAACTTGCGCGTCTTTTGGTGGTGTCGGACCGCGCAGCAGGAAGTCGACTGGGTCGTTTTGCTGGCGCGGGTTCCATGTAAACCACAGCTCGGAGTCTGGCTTGCGGATGGTTGGCCGCAGCAGGTCGAGGCTGGTCTGGCTCAGGCTTTGAGCCTCCTCCACCCAAGCGCAGTCGTAACCTTCGAGCGATTTTATGGAGTCGGCTGTGTGGTTTTGCATGCCTTGGAAGATGATCATGCCATCGCCCTTGCGGGACTTGATCACGGCTTCTTGCACCTCGAAGTATGCGCCAGCGTTCATTTGCTCGATCTTAGTTTCTAGCAAGCGCTTGACCGATTGGTTGAGCGACTTCTGGATTTCACGCACGCAGACGCTTCTGCGCTTCTGGTCCATGATGTGAGCCTCGATCATCAGCTCGGCAAACATGTGGGACTTGCCAGAGCCTCGGCCACCCCAAGCGCCTTTGTATCGGCTTGGCTCCAGCAGTGGAACTGCCCACTCAGGGGTTGGAAGCTGTAAAACTGTCATGCCTTGACGACCACGCGCTCAATTCTTTGCACCAGGGGATTGGCAGGATCGCCAGAAACTTCGATCTTGTCGCCAAACTTCTTTGGAGCCATCTTGGACAACAGCCATTTTCGTGTGTCAACTTGAAGCCTGTGCTTTTGTACTGCCGCCCAGTCTTTTTTGCCATCAACGGCCACGCCAACATCTTGATCGCTGATCTCCATGATCTCTGTGGCCATGCGTTCGATCAGGTCTTCCCTCGCGCGCGCGTAATTCTCCGCAAGGGTAGCATCATCATCCACCCACCGTGAAAAAGTGCTTTGAGGAACACCAGCTGCTTGACATGCTTTGAAAGCGCTCAAGCCGTTTCGCATGCCATCAAGCACCATCTGGCTGATCACGGCTCGGTCTTCACTGCCAGGCTTAGTTCGCTTGGTTGGCGCTTTTGCTTTGTGTGATTTTGTGGTCATGCTGCATTGTCCTTCATGTTTTCGATTCGCGCCAGTTTCATGGCATCTTTTAAATCCATCCTGAGTTGCTCGTTTGCGGCTTGCTCATCTTGAAGTCTGATGTAGACCTCAGTTGCAAACTTGGCCAGTGTGTCATGTTGCCAGCTTAAAAAATTTGGAGTTTCACGTTTGTTGTTCATGTTAGTACCTGCTCACCTTTCTGTGGATAACTTTGTCCCGAATTTTCCGCATCCAGTTGCCCCTACTGCCCCTAACGTATACGTTTTAGGGGCGGGGCGGGGCGATTTAACTGGCTTTTGCCCCTAATCCCTAAAAACCCCTAGGGGCAGTCAGGGGCGATTAGGGGCGATTCTTTTCTCCATTTTTCTGCATCATCATGGCACTGACTTGGGATTCGTTGATGAAAATCCAGCCGTGTTCGAATGGCTCAATTGTTCCTGCATTGAGCATTTGAGCGATGATTCCATCCTGCCTGCTGGCCTCTGTTTTGTTCTTTGCGGTGCGTTCTGACATGCCATCCTTGACTAGAAGATCGCGCAGTGATGATCTGCTTAAATAGGGTAAACCATTACGTTCTTCTGCACCAGATGACCACCATGCACGCTCAACTGTCCGATTGTTTTCATCGTGTTTGGATGGTTTCTTGTGTGGTTTTGTGGTTGCTGCATCATCGTCTGGAACGGCCACGCAGGTGGTTGCAGCGCCTCCAAACTTTGTGGTTCCCATCTCAATGATCTCCAGTTTGAAGTAAATCGTGTCGCCTTTGCTTGGAAGTTCGCGCTGTTTTGTGACGGTCACTGAGCGTGTTCCGTCTTTCTCTGTGACCTCGATCTCGGTGTCAATGTGTGCTCGGATGCCTGACCAGCCACGTGCTCCTTTGGCTGCATCTTTGCCATTGTGGTGGATGATCATCAGAGCTGCGCCTGTGGCCGTGGCCACTTGATCGAATCTGGCCATTACTGGACCCATGTCCTCACCACTGTTTTCGTTGGCTCCTGCGCTCATTCTGGCCAATGTGTCGCCAATGATTAAGCGCACCGGCCTGCCTTTGATTTGCTCAACTGCTCGCACCAGCTCAATCACATCATGAGCATCTTGGTCGCCTGAGTAGAAGTTCATGGGAACTGGCACCATTGCCAAGTTCTCTAGGTTGCAGCCGTGGAACTTCTTGATGGCCTGCATGCGTGACCGAATGCTCGCTGGCGCTTCGCTGGCCAGATAGACAACCAAGCCTGGGTCGGTCTTCCTGCCGTAGCAGTCTGTGCCTATGGCAATGGCTGTGGCCACTGAGAGCGCCCAGAATGTCTTGCCTGAGTTGCTGTCGCCATAGACCACCACCGAGCTGCCAATGGTCATCAGGCCTTCGACCAGTTCGTCTGGAGCTTCATAGTCACTGCCGAGTTGGTCTCCAAATACGACCTTGAGCTTGTCGATCACCGCTGTGCCAGTCTGTTGAATCAATAAGCCTGCCAGATCGTGGCCTGCTTGGGCATAATCGTTGGCATCACCGAGGATCGGAGGCATCACCATGCGTGCGCCATATTTGGCACTAGCCTGTTCTGCGTAGCGTTGGCCAACACCGCTTTGGTCATGGTCTGCGACAATCACGATGTCTTGAGTTGCTCCATACATTTCCCTGAGTGTGCCAGTGACCGGCACCAGATTGCTGGCGCTGTAGGCCACCACGACCGGCCTGTCGGTGGTTTCATGGATGGTGGCTGCTGTTGCGAAGCCTTCGGCCACGAACAGCGTGCCTGGCTCATCTAGTGAGCCTACCATCCAGAACTTGCCGCCAGTCTGACCGCCTGGGTGGTAGAGCTTGCCGCCATCCTCATCAATGTATTGCAGGGTGCTGAGTGTGCCATCTGCATCGTATAGTGGGACCATCAATCTGCCATCGCCTGTAATCCGAACACCATGTGTCTGGATTCCCTTGCGCTTTAGGTATGGGTGATCAGGATGTGCTGCACCACCACTAAGCCAAATTTTCTCAACTGTCTCGCTTGCGACTTGATGCTGTCGTTCTTGAGCTGCTTCACGCAAGACTTTTGACTCATTGATTCGTCTGGCGTGTGCCATTTCCTCAAATTCAGTCAGCTTGCGGCCAACATCAGCTCGCCATGTTATTTCCATCCCTGCACGCCAACAGCCAAACCGACCAGCTGGAATACCATCTCCAAATACCAAATACCAACCAGGCTTGTCACCATGTCCTGGTGATCCTTTTGTGCCTGATCGGAATCGATGAATCTTTCCATCCATCAATATTTCATTTGGTGGCTCAAGGCCAGCCGCACGCATTGCATCGATTAGTTGAGTCTCTGGTGGTGCAACGAGTTTTTCTGGTGGAGGTGCCCAAGGACCGCCAAGTACTTTTGAGAGGTCAGCCATGTGTCACCTTGCGGCTTTCCAAGTAGTTGGACAGCGCCAGCAGGACTTTGTGGGTTGGATTTGCGTTGGGGTTGTCGCGCACTTGGCGAATGGTGTTGTAGTGCACGCCAGTGGCTTCGGCCACCTTGACAGGCATTCGGTCGGAGAGCGCGTCTCGTATCTGCTCTAGGGTCATCATGTTTTTTTCCTTTGTTGAAAATATTTATTGCGATGTGTGGATATTACACTAAAAAATGGTTTATAGTTACGTCACACCTCGAACTGATTCCCAGACGGAGGTGCAAAAAAAAGGAGAGCCAAATGGCTATCAATTTGAAATCGACCGGCAGTTTGTCTGCCAATGGAGTGAAGTTGTTGGTGTACGGCCAAGCCGGTGCTGGTAAGACTACGCTGGTTAAGACCCTGCCCAATGTGATCGTGTTGTCAGCTGAGGGTGGCTTGCTGTCCATTCAGGACGCTGATCTGCCTTACATCGAGATCGCCTCGATGGACGACTTGCGTGAGGCTTTCACATGGGCCAGAGACAGCAAGGAGGCCGCAGGCTTTCAATCGGTGGCGCTTGACTCGATAAGCGAAGTTGCTGAGGTGGTCTTGTCCCATGAGATGAAGAAGTCCAAGGATGGCCGCGCAGCATATGGCGAGATGAACAGCACCATGCAGGAGCTGATTCGCGCCTTCCGCGATCTGCCAGGCAAGCATGTCTACATGTCGGCCAAGCTGGAGAAGTCCACCGATGAGATGGGCAAGATGCTCTACAACCCAGGCATGCCTGGCAAGAGCCTGACACAAGGCCTGCCTTACTTCTTTGATGAAGTGCTGGCGCTTCGTGTTGAGCGTGATTCCGAAGGCGTGACCCAGCGTGCGTTGATGTGCGACTCGGATGGCCTCTGGCTGGCCAAGGATCGCTCTGGCAAGTTGGAGGCTTGGGAAGCGCCTGATCTGGGTGCAATCATTGCCAAGATTGGAGGCAAAGCATGATTGAGACCACCGACATGAACGAGTTAGCCCAGATGTGGCTGGCTGCTAAGAAGCAGGAAGAAGATGCGACAGCGGATCGACGCGATATTGAGGACCACATCAAGAAGCTGGCAACTATTGCCGAAAATCTTGAAGGCACAGAGACCGTTGAGCCTGGTCGATACGAGATCAAGATCGTTGGCCGCATCGACCGCAAGGTCGACGGAGACAAGGTGCAAGAGCTTGCCGCTGAGTTCGGTCTGACCGATCACTTGGCTAAGTTGTTTCGCTGGAAGCCTGAGATCAACATGGCCATTTGGAAGGCAGCAGATGAGTCCATCACTAAACCGCTTGCCGGTGCAATCACGGCCAAGCCTGGCCGCCCATCTTTCAAAATTATCCCCAAGGAGTAAATCATGGCTTTTTTAAACGAAGAATTTAATGTCAACGAACTGCCCCAAGGCAATGGCAACTTTGAGCCTTTGCCTGCTGGCTGGTACACCGCCACCATCTCTCAGTCTGAGCTGAAGGCAACTAAGGCTGGCAATGGCCAGTACATCAAACTGCGCTACGACATCACTGGCCCAAGCCACCAAGGTCGCGTGGTGTTTGGCAATCTGAATATCAAGAATGCCAATCCCAAGGCCGAGGAGATTGGTCGCCAGCAGCTGGGAGACATCATGCGTGCGATTGGCTTGGCCAAAGTGACCGACACCGATCAGTTGATTGGTGGCCAGATCGCTATCAAGCTGGAGGTTAAAGAGGACGCGCAGTACGGTGCAAGCAATGAGGTCAAGGGCTTCAAGTCTGTGTCTGGCAGTACAGCGCCAGCTGCGGCCATCCCTCAAGTCCCAAGCAATTCTGCACCTGCCAAGGCCGCACCACCTTGGGCTAAGAAGTAAGCAAAAAAATGCCCAGACTAGCGTGAACTGGTCTGGGCAAACTCATCAAAGGAGAGACAACATGAAAATCCCTGAGCCAGATAATAGCATCCAGTCTTTGATTGACAAGCACCATGAGGCCATTGCTGAGGTGCCTCGCCCACACCTTGGAGCCAGTACGCTTGGCCATGTTTGTGATCGGTGGCTGTGGCTGTCTTTCCGCTGGGCTGTGCAGCCGAGCTTCCCTGGTCGAATCCTGCGCCTGTTTAGGCGTGGCCACCAAGAGGAGGCCAACATCATCAGCGATCTGCGTGCCATTGGCATCGATGTGCGCAAGGTGTCTTCCCAGCACCGTGTCGACTTTGGCAGCCATGTTTCTGGCAGCATCGATGCGATCATCGACAAGGGTGTGCCAGATGCGCCAAAGTCCAAGCACATTGCCGAGTTCAAGACGGCATCCAAAAAAGCATTTGACGATCTGGAGAAGAATGGCGTGGAGAAGTCTAAGCCTGAGCACTTTGTGCAGATGCAGGTCTACATGGCTGGCACTGGCATCGATCGTGCGTTGTACTTGACTGTATGCAAGGATGACGACCGCATCCACACTGAGCGCGTGAAGTTCGATAAAGATGTGGCAGGCAAGGCCATTGCTCGCGGCCAGCGCATTGCTTTGAGTGACCGCATGCCTGAGCCGATCAGCTCAGATGCGAGTTGGTATCAGTGCAAGTTCTGTGATGCGCATGAGTTCTGTCACCAGTCCAAGACCACCAAGCATGTGAACTGCCGCACCTGCGCTTTGGCCACTCCAATGCCTGACTCGACTTGGCACTGCGCCAAGTGGGATGCTGAGATTCCTTTGGATTCCCAACGCACTGGTTGCGAGTCGCATGTCCTGCACCCCGATCTGGTGCCTTGGCAGCGCAAGGATGGTCCGAACGAGTTCACCGCTATGTATGAGATCAATGGCGTGAATCTGGCCAATGGCGATCCTGAGCAAGAAGGCGTTTTCGGCTCCAAAGAGTTGTTGGCCAATGCTGAGGCCTGTGCTAGTGGTGATCCTTTGATCGCTGAAATGCGCAAGGACTTTGGTGGAAGGATTGTGGGATGAACAAATTTCCATACAAGTGGACTTTGGCACAAGCCAATTTCACAAAAGATAAAGGCAAGGTGTTCTCATGTTTTGCTTGTGGTGGTGGCTCAACAATGGGCTACAAATTGGCTGGCTTTGATGTACTTGGATGCAATGAAATTGATCCAAAAATGATTGAGGCTTACAAAGCTAACCACAACCCAAAATACGCTTATTTGGAGCCAATCCAAGAATTCAAATTGCGTGATGACTTGCCACAGGAACTTTATGAGTTAGACATTTTGGATGGTTCGCCACCTTGTTCAAGTTTCTCAATGGCCGGAAATCGTGGGGATGATTGGGGAAAAGAGAAGAAGTTTCGTGAAGGACAAGCCGAACAGGTTTTGGATACGCTTTTCTTTGACTTCATTGATTTGGCTAAAAAACTACAACCCAAGGTTGTAATTGCCGAAAACGTCAAAGGTTTATTGTTAGGTGAGGCTAGAGCTTACGTTTCACGCATTTATGAGGCATTTGATGAGGCCGGCTACATTGTTCAGCATTGGTTGCTTGATGGTTCAACTATGGGTGTTCCACAACGTAGAGAGCGTGTTTTCTTTGTCGCTTTACGCAAAGACTTAGCAGAACCATTCTTGGAATCTATGGACATGTTCACGATGGTTCCAAAGTTAAGACTTGAATTCAATGAAAAACCCATTGTGTTTGGAGAAATTCAAGATTGCGAAGGACGCAACCTTAGCGAAAACATGACAACCATTTGGCAAGCTAGACAAGATGGCGATAAGGCAATGCTTGAGGCTTGCGAGAGGCTTACAGGTAAAACCAAATATTTTAGCCAGAGCTATCTCTACAAAGACAAAGTGGCCACAACGCTCACATCGCATGAAGATAGTCTTGTTTTGTTTGATGCACCAAAGTTCACAAGCAAACAAGAGGCTTGCAGCATTGGAAGTTATCCACAGGACTATGACTTTTGCAAACAAAAACCACATTACATGATTGGAATGAGTGTTCCACCAGTTATGACAGCTCAGATCGCATTAAAAGTTTATGAGCAATGGCTTAAAAATTTATGAGATGCGTAAATACTTTTATTAGAGGTTTATGAGATGAACAAACAAGGAGAATTAAATGAGCTGGCTTTATTCGCAGGCGCTGGTGGAGGAATACTTGGCGGGAAACTTCTCGGATGGAGAACAGTCTGTGCAGTCGAATGGGAACCGTACCCAGCAAGCGTATTGTGCGCCAGACAAAATGATGGTCTTCTCCCGACTTTCCCAATTTGGGATGACGTACAAACCTTTGATGGAAATCCGTGGCGAGGAATTGTTGACGTTGTATCTGGAGGCTTTCCATGCCAAGACATTAGCGCAGCAGGAAAAGGCGCAGGAATCAACGGAGAACGTAGCGGAATGTGGCGAGAAATGGCACGGATTATTGGCGAGGTTCGACCAAGATACGCATTCGTGGAGAACAGTCCAATGCTCACTTCTAGGGGACTTGAACGAGTCCTTGCAGACCTTACCGCAATGGGGTATGACAGTAGGTGGGGAGTTATATCTGCTGCCGACGTTGGTGCAAACCATAAACGAGAAAGAATCTGGATTGTGGCTAACTCCAAGTACGGTAGATATACCAACTCGATCAGCAGAATCGATGGAAAAGAGATTGGATTACCGCAAGAAAATAGGACGCAATGGAGTGGGTGCGGGATGCCTATCGGAACAAGTGGAATGGTCGGGAACAGGGCCACCAATAGGATACATAACCAAGGAAAAAATGTTTCCAACTCCCCAGGCATCGGACAACAGAGATCGAGGAAACATGAGCAACCCATCTATTCAGCGAAGAGTAGCCAAGGGAAAACAAATTATGTTGAGTCAATCGGTAGACCAGAACAGTGGTCAACTGAACCCAACGTGGGTCGAGTGGCTAATGGGGTGGCCGCTAGGATGGACAGACTTAAAGCCATTGGAAATGGACAAGTCCCTCTCTGTGCAGCAACAGCATGGAGAATCTTGAATGCTTCGTGACTACCAACAGCGCACCATCGACGAGCTGTACAGATGGTTTGAGGCTGGCAATGATGGCAATCCTTGTCTGGTGCTGCCGACCGGCTCAGGCAAGTCTCACATCGTGGCTGCGCTGTGCAAGGATGCCTTGCAAAATTGGCCAGAGACTCGGGTGCTCATGCTGACCCATGTGAAGGAGTTGATTGAGCAGAATGCCGAGAAGATGCGCCAGCATTGGCCTGGTGCACCGATGGGCATCTACAGCGCCAGCATTGGCCAGAAAGACTTGAGCGAGCCAATCACCTTTGCTGGCATCCAGTCTGTGCGCACCAAGGCGCGTGAGCTTGGCCACATCGATCTGGTGATCATCGATGAGTGCCACTTGGTCAACCACAAGGACGAGGGTGGCTATCGTAAGTTGCTTGGCGAGTTGAAGGCCATCAATCCGCACCTGCGTGTGATTGGCCTGACCGCCACGCCTTACCGCTTGGGGCATGGCCTGATCACCGATAAGCCTGCGCTGTTTGACGATCTGCTCACGCCTGTCAGCATCGAGGAGCTGGTGTTCAAGGGCTATTTGGCCACGCTGCGCTCCAAGGTCACCAAGGCCAAGCTGGATGTGAGTGGCGTGAAGAAGCGCGGTGGCGAGTTCATTGAGTCAGAGTTGCAGGCCGCTGTGGATACTGACGACAAGAATCAGGCCGTGGTGCATGAGGTCATGGGCTTGGCCGATGAGCGCAAGGCATGGCTGTTCTTCTGTGCTGGTGTGAAGCATGCCGAGCACGTGGCCGAAGTCCTGCGCCAGCAGGGTGTGACCGCTGAGTGCGTGACTGGCGAGACACCAAAAAAAGAGCGCGAGCGCATGTTGGCCGACTTCAAGGCTGGCCGTGTGCGTGCGCTGACCAATGCAAATGTACTGACAACTGGCTTTGACTATCCAGACATCGATCTGGTGGTGATGCTGCGCCCGACCATGAGCGCCAGCCTTTATGTGCAAATGGCAGGCCGTGGCATGAGGGTCAAGAGCCACACCGATCACTGCTTGGTGCTGGACTTTGCCGGTGTGGTCGAGTCTCATGGCCCGATCACCAATGTGCAGCCACCAAAGAAGGGAGG